CCGCATGCATGACCCAAAGAAATATGACGCTCTGCGCCGTCGCAATGACGCTGGCGGGAATGGCGTCGATTTCATCTTTGGCATCAAGGATGGGACCAGCGAGGTCCAGTCTATCCGATTCCGCACGCAGTTCTTCACCGTGTCCGAGGCGAAGGCGTGGCTGAAGCGCAATGATTTCGAGCCTATTTCGTTTGAGCCAGCGACCGAAGACGCGCGCTCTATGCAAGATGGTGAGAAATTTGATATGATCGCCCGAGAAATGGAGGACGCCGCAATGTCTGACGATCAAAACATTGAGGCTGACGACGCTCAGGGCGAAGACCTCGCGCCTGAAGCATCTCGTTACGCGCGTGACCAGATCAAGACGCGCGCGATGAGCATGGACGACAAGGTCATCGACAAGGGTGGCCGCCGCGTGAAGATCGCGGTTTCGTCTGAGGCACCTGTCGAGCGTTCGTTCGGCATTGAAATTCTCGACCACAAGCCCGGCAGCATCGACCTGTCGTTCTTGAATTCTGGTCGTGCGCCGCTGCTGTTGGATCACGATCCGACCAAGCAGATCGGCGTCGTGGAATCGGTGGATCTTGATGGCTCGGCGCGGCGTCTCCGCGCGACTGTCCGTTTTGGGAAAAATGGACTTGCCAAAGAGGTCTTCGATGACGTTGACGATGGTATCCGCGCCAACATCTCGGTCGGCTATCAGATCAACAAATTGGACAAGGAGGGCAAGGAAACGTACCGTGCCACTTCTTGGATGCCTATGGAAGTTTCCATCGTGTCTATCCCTGCTGACAGGACAGTCGGCGTTGGTAGATCGGCGGCTGACGACCTGACCACCACTGTCCCTGCAACCCCCGTCAAGGAGGCCAAAATGGCTGACGTTGATATGGATGCGGTCAAGGCCGAAGCTGCCCGCGCCGCCGCCAAAGACACTGCCGAGATGTTCCGTCTCGCCGCAGCCCACAACAAGCGCGATCTGGCTGAGAAAGCCGTTGCCGATGGCCGTTCGCTCGCGGAATTCCGTGGCCAACTGCTGGAAGCGATTGGCAACAAGCCTCTTGATGTGGCCGAGACCGGCCTGAACAAGAAAGAAGCGCGTCGTTTCTCGCTGATGGCTGCGATCCGCGCCATGGCGAATCCGACCGACTTCCGCGCTCAGGAAGAAGCCCGCTTTGAATTCGAAGCCTCTGCCGCTGCACAGCGCGCTGCTGGCGTCGATGCCAAGGGCTTGATGATCCCGACCGAAGTTCTGCGGTCGTGGGTCAAGCGTGACCTGAACACCTCGGACGACTCGAGCGTCATCGCTCAGGACTTCCGTGGCGGCGACTTCATCGACGTTCTGCGGAACGCTTCGTCGGTGATGCAGGCTGGCGCGACCATGCTGACGGGCCTGAAGGGCAACGTCGCCATCCCGAAGAAAACTGCTGGCGCTTCCGCTGGATGGATTTCGACGGAAGGTGCCGCAGCTTCGGAATCGGAACCGACCTTCGGTCAGGTCACCATGACCCCGAAGACCCTCGGTGCCTTCACCGACATCACCCGTCTGATGATGATGCAGTCTTCGCCTGACATCGAAGCCTTGGTTCGTGACGACCTGTCGCGCGCTCTGGCTCTGGCCATCGATCTGGGTGCCCTTCAAGGCTCTGGCTCCTCGGGCCAGCCGACCGGCGTCAAGAACGTCTCTGGCGTGAACAAGCCGACCTCGTTCGCTGCGGCCAACCCGACTTTCGCTGAAGTCGTGGCTCTGGAAACCGCTGTGGCCGAGGACAACGCTCTGCTGGGCAACCTCGCCTACATCCTGCCCGCAGGCATGTACGGGGCGCTGAAGACCACCGCCAAGGCTTCTGGCCAAGGTCTGTTTGTGGTCGAGCAGCCGGGCAACACCATCAACGGTTACCGCGCGATTGTGTCGAACCAAGTCACCGCCGGTGACCTGTTCTTCGGCAATTTCTCGGACCTGCTGATCGGCATGTACGGCGGCCTCGACATCTTGGTGGATCCCTACACCGCTTCGTCCTCGGGCACGGTTCGCATCCGCGCCCTTCAGACGGTCGATGTGGCTGTTCGCCATGCCGTGTCGTTCGCCTACAACAACGACGGCGTCTGATGGTACTGAAATGGAATGGGGGCGGCGCAGGTCGCCCCCAGCCTCAGAAGGAGGTCAAAATGGCAAGCTATCTGATCCTCAAATCTTGCGTGGCAGGCGGCGAGCCCCGCAACGCTGGCGACATCGTGGAGCTGTCCGAGCAAGAGGGCAAATCTTTGGTGGCCATGAACCGAGTAAAGCCCTGCGAGGCTCGCGAGGTGCCCGAGACCGTGGACCGCAGCGTGGCTCTGGAAGCCAGCGACGGGCCGAAGCTCACTAAGCGTGGGAAGAAGACCTAAACATGGCTCTGCCCTTTGCCGCTGATCTCCTGACGATCCTGAACGTGCAGGAATTCGCCACATCTGTGACGTATCGGCGCAAGAACGCGCTGTCTGATGCAACGATCACCGGCATCTTTGATAATGAGACTGTCCCGGTCGATGCCGGTGGCTTTGTGTCTGTTCACCAAGAGCAGCCGCGCTTCACCTGCCGCACCGCAGACATCCCGAATATTTCGGAAGACGATCAGATCATCATGTCATCGGTCACCTATGTGATCAGAGCTTGGATTCACGATGGGACGGGCATCACAGTCCTCCAACTGGAGCGCCGCTGATGTCTCATGTCAGAAGCCAGATCAGGGACCAATTCGTTGCTATTCTGAAGGCCGGTGTGCCTCTGGTGACGCGCCGGGTTTATGGCACACGCGTCTATCCGCTGACGCAGGCGAAGCTGCCCGCGATTACCGTGACTGCCAGCGCCGAGGCGTCTCAGTTGATGACGATGGGGGCCAGCATGGGTGCGCGGTCTCTGGACAGGACCGTGGACATCACGGTCTCAATATATGAAAACGCGACCGCATCGCTTGATAGCACAATTGATGCCATCGCGGTGCAGGTTGAAGAGGCCATCGGCGCTGACTACACGCTTGGTGGCATTGCGAAGCATTCGGTGCTAACATCGACAAGCATCGATTTTTCTGGTGAGACCGAGCAGCCCGTTGGGATCGCGACCCTGACATTTGCTGTCCGTTACGTCACCAGTCTCACTGATGTCGAAACAGCCAAGTAAAGGAGGCTCCTGCTATGGCAACGCACGCTGGCAGCGAAGGCACCGTCAAAGTCGGGGCCAACGCAATTGCTGAGATCCGATCCTATTCAATCGAGCAGTCTGCGGACACGATTGAAGACACCACGATGGGTGACACGGCGCGGACCTATAAGACAGGTCTGACGACCTACACCGGCACCATCGATGTGTTCTGGGATGAGACCGACACCACGGGCCAAGGCGCTCTGACCATCGGTTCGTCCGTCACGCTGAACCTTTATCCTGAAGGTTCGACAACTGGCGACATCTATTACACCGGGACCGCCATCGTCACCGGGCGTTCGATTTCTGGCTCCTATGACGGCATGGTCGAGATGTCGATCTCCGTGCAGGGCACGGGCGCCCTGACCCAAGCGACGGCAGTCTAATGAGCCTGGCAAAACGCATCGCAGCCAAGCGGGCTGACCAACAGCGCGGTTCCGTTGATGTGGAAGAATGGGGGGAGGGGGAAACCCCTCTTCGCCTCTTTTTCTCTTCTGTCAGCGCGCGCGACATTGAGAAGGTCCAACGCAAGTACAAGGACTTTCTGATCAACACCTCCCTGGGGGCGATGGTCGAGATGATAATCGAAAAGTGCGAGGACAAGGAGGGTGAGAAGGCGTTCACCCTTGAGGACAAGCCCATCCTGATGGGTGAGCCTGTCGGAGTGATCGCCAAGGTTTTCGGCGCTGTGTTCAATGCGACCAGCAGCGAGGACCACGCAAAAAACTGAGGGACAACCCATTCAGGCTCAACCTGATCGCAATGGCCGACAGGTTGGGCCGTACCATCAATGAGATTGAGGAAATGTCCTTTGATGAGTACAATGAATGGGTGGCCTATTTCGCCATATTGAAGGAGCGCGAGGGAAATGAGCGAAAGACTCGTATTTGAGTTGCAGGCCATTGACAACGCGACGGCCCCCCTTCGCGCGGTGAGTGCCCAGCTTGATGAGACCACAGCCGCCACGCGGCGTGTCTCGCAACAGATGGGCAGCACCGGGAAAGACACCCGCAAGTTCGCGATGGGCGCTCTCCAGCAGGCTGGTTTCCAGATCGGCGACTTTGCTGTTCAGGTCGCGAACGGCACCAACAAGATGCAGGCGTTCGGCCAGCAAGCGCCGCAGATGCTGCAAATCTTCGGACCCATCGGAGCTGTTGTCGGCGCTGGTGTCGCGGTTTTCGCAGCGTTCGCGGTTGCGATGGATAAGTCGTCTGCTGCCACTGGCCGTTTGCAAGAGGCTCTTGGCAAGTTGGGCGAAGAATCCGCCGGTCTCGCCGACAAATTCAGCATGCTCAGATTCGGTGTTCAGACCGTCGAAGAGGCCATCGCGCTGCAAGCTATTCTGGATTTGAATGCCCAGATTGCACAGAAAACGCAGGAGCGAAATGAGGTTTATGGAAAGGCTCGCATCCC